GATATAGAAGATAAATCTGAAAAAGTAGGTGTAATAGCACAAGAGGTATTAGAAGTGTTACCACAGGTAGTATCACAAGATGATGAAGGACAATACAGTGTTGCCTACGGTAACATGGTAGGTGTACTTATCGAAGCAATCAAAGAACAACAAAAGCAAATAGACGAACTCAAATATTTATTACAAACACAAAACAAATAAAATGGCAGTTAATTACAATTGGACGTTCGGTCCATTAGAAGCGTACCCAACAGCATCAGGTGAAACAGATGTTATCTTCATCGTGCATTGGCAGTATCACGCTAGTGAAGTGGTAGAAGAAACTACTTACACCGCTACATCAATCGGTACTATCGGTATTCCGTTGACCACTGGTTCAGCATTCATTCCTTATCCTGATTTAACATTCAACGATGTTGAAGGCTGGGTAACAACAGCAATGGGTCCTGAGCAAGTAGCTAGTTTATCAGCTGGTTTAGCACAAAACATTGCTAATCAGATCAATCCACCAGTAGTGTATTTACCTAATCCTTGGGATACAACAACAACTACAACAACTACAACTACTACTAGCACAACAACTACTACAACAACTGTAGAATAATGGCATTACCAGGTAGCGGAACGATAACACTTAGTCAGAGTAGGTCAGAAATGTCTCAAAGTGCATTAAACTCCTATTCTTTAACCAATTGGACTTGGGGATATTCTGGAGGCAATAACGTAGGGGTAGGACCAACTAACTATGCTCCTGTTAATATACTATCTTCAGGATCTAGATGGAGCCCTACTAAAAAGATAATTCTAGCTAATCTTTCAATGTCTGCTTGGTATGGATATGATCATAATGCTTATATTCCTACTGGTGTAACTGGTACATTATACCAGCATGCTGATGCTGCCGGTTTGTGTTACCCACAAACAATGTTACCAATAGATTTAGGTACTAGTAATGCTACTTGGTCAATCAATATATCAGGGTCTAGTGATTATAACGAAGTACTCTCAGTTATATATGGCAAACCATGGGCAGTAAATGGTGGAAGTTCATTTGCTGGATTCCAGGAAGTATATTCTAATACTATGGGTACTATAAACACTAGTTTTAATTATAATTATACTTATAATGCGACAAGTGGCAGTAAAATATATGTTGTACTATGGGGTGCTTGTCCTTAAAAATAATATTATATGGCTTATAAAATTTGGGTAGGTGCAGCTAGCACTGCTTATAGTGTAACTTTATATTCAAGAGCAGGTGCTGTTCCTCTTAATGATTATAATATTGAATATAGTCAAGATAATTCAAACTGGACTTATATTGCGGGACCTTTAAATTCAACCTCCTGTACCCAACTTTCTACTGTATCTATCAGTAGTGGTATTATATACATTAGAGCAATAAATGATTCAAACAATGTGCAAGTTTACGGCAGAGGATCAAACAGTTCAACATGTCCTGCCAATGCTGCTTTTGGATGTACATATAGTGCTGTTATTACAGGAACCGAAGATGTAGCATTTACCGTGTATGTTGATGGAAATGGTGATTTTCAAAGTTGTGAAGTATAAAAAATAAATTTGGTTGTTTTCCAGATTTTTTATATATTTATATACGAAACCAAAAACAATTTATATGTTAACACTCATTATCGTTTTATTACTTGCTTCTGCTGTTGCCTTCATCTTAATGAAGAAAGGTAAAATTGCTGATGCAAACAACAACAACATTCCTGATGCTATCGAGAAACCAATTGAGGTAGTAAAAGAAAAAGTTGCTGAAGTAAAAGCTGAAGTTAAAGAAGTAGCTGAAAAAGTAAAAAATGCTGCTCCAAAGAAAAAGCAAAACAAACCTGTAAAAAAGAATAAATAATATATGGAAAAAGTTACATTGAAGTTATCTGAGTTCTATCAGCTTGAAGCCGAATTAAACGGTGTTGTAAACCAATCAACTGGTGAAACATTATCTAAAGGCTTATTAGGCGAAAAAATCAAATTGACTACAAAGTATTGGTTACATGACCTCAACAAAAAAGTAGCTGCTGAAAAAGAATCAGTAGAGAAATTGAAAGAGGAATTAATCAAGAAATATGGTAAGGAAGACGAAGAAGGCCGTATCAGCATTCCTTTGTACATCAACGAAGTAGTTGATGATGAAACTAAGGAAGTTGTATCACGTGAAATCAATCCTGATTTCGTTAAATTCCAAAATGATTTTAACGCTTTATTGAGCGAAGAACGCGATTTAGAGTATAAATCTTTCAAATTGGAAGATTTTGAAAGTGTTGAAACTGATGGCGTTTACAATACATTCTTCAAACTAATTAAGGTTAACGAAGAAGAAAATGCTTAAAATAGCTGAAATTGCTAAAGCATGGATAGCTGCTGCTAATCCAACACCTGAACAACAACAAATAGCTGAATATAGGGCAAGCGTCTGTGACGCTTGTCCGAAAAAAGCTTATAATGCAACTATTAATCTCTACTATTGTAGTGAATGTGGTTGTCCATTAAGTAAAAAAATATTTAGTCCCAAAGGACCAGAAGCTTGCCCATTAGCTAAATGGGAACAATAAAAATAACGTTATGCCGTATTTAACACCCGAAGAATTAAAATCTATTAAAGATTTACAAACTCAGTATAATCAAACTATATTCGAGCTTGGTGCAACTGAAGCACAATTAATCGCAATTGCCCAGCAATCCGATAAACTTAAAAAAAGTAAAGATGGATTAGTATCTGATTTATTCACGATTGAGAAAAAAGAATCAGAATTAGTCACAACTCTTCAAGAAAAGTACGGAGCTGCTAGTATAGATCCACAAACGGGAGAACTCACACCTATCCAACAATAATCTGCGGTTTGTATTGGTTTTTGGATATTTATTATTAGGTCAATCCTATTAAAATTTTCAAAAACAATAATATAAAATGGCAGAACAAATTTTATCTCCTGGTGTATTCCAAAATGAATCTGACCAATCACTAGTATCGCAAGGTATCCAAGGTACGTCAACAGCCGTTGTTGGTCCAACTGTGTTGGGTCAACCGTTTGTTCCTACCTACGTAACTTCGTACAGTCAGTATGTGTCAAAATTCGGAGAAACATTTAAAAGTGGTAGTTACTACTACGAATACTTTACATCACAGGTTGCAAAGGACTTCTTCCAAAATGGTGGTCAGACATTATTAGTTACTAGAATTGTAAACGGTAGTGGTAGCACTGCTATGAGTACATATGCTAGTTCTTCTGTTGGTGCTATTTTAAACTCTAACTCATCTTCATTTGTACTTGAAACTTTAGCTTGGGGTGATGTAATGAACAACACTTCTAGCTTAAGCGGTGGTGCTTTAGCAAATGGTAGTGCAATTAACGTTAGATGGGAAGTAACACAAGTAAACACAGGAAGTGGTACATTTACCTTAGCAATTCGTGCTGGTAATGATAATACTGCTACTCCTAACTATTTAGAAACATGGCCTAACTTATCATTAGATCCAAATCAACCAAACTACATTTCTCGTGTAATTGGTGATACTAAACCAGTTTTCCGTATTGATACAGCAGGTACTCCATACATTGATTATACTGGTTCTTATGCTAATGCTTCTCAGTATGTACGCGTTAAATCAGTAACTTATCCAATTGTAGATTCAATTGATAATAATGGTAACTTTAAATCAGGTTCAATCAACACTATTAGTGGTGCTCCAAACAGTGGTAGCTTACCAGTATTAGGTAGTGGATCTGCTGCAAGTACTTTAAACAATGCAGGTGGTTCATTTGCAGGTGGTCTTCCAGCAACAACATTAGGATCTAACTTCAATGAATTAATTGGTGATGGATCTTCAAACAACAATAACATTCAAGGATTTACTAATCCTGATTATGTAACTGCATTCAGTATTTTATCAAATAAAGACGAATATCGTTTTAACGTATTATTAGCTCCTGGTGTTGCCGCTAACGGTAATGTTGCTGATGATATGATTAGTGTTTGTCAAAACAGAGGTGATGCTATTGCATTATTAGACTGTACTTTATATGGCCAAACAGTAAGTGCTGCTGTTACAGCGGCTTCTAGCCAAAACAGTAACTATGCTGCTACTTATTGGCCTTGGGTTCAATTATACAATTCTAACTTAGGTAAGAATGTATGGTGTCCTCCAACAACAGTAATGGGTGGTGTTTTAGCATTCAACGACCAAGTAGGTGCTGAATGGTTTGCTCCAGCAGGTTTAAACCGTGGTGGTGTTCCTTCAGTATTAAAAGCTGAAAGAAAATTATCTCAAGCAGATCGTGATAGTTTATATGATGGTAATGTTAACCCATTAGCTACATTCCCTGGAAATGGTGTTGTAGTATTTGGTCAGAAAACATTACAAAAGAAACAAACAGCTCTTGATCGCGTAAACGTTCGTCGTTTATTAATTGCATTAAAAGATTTCATTGGCCAAGTAGCAAACAACTTAGTATTCGAACAAAATACAAATGTAACTCGCAATCGCTTCTTAAGCCAAGTTAACCCATACTTAGATTCAGTAGTACAACGTCAAGGTTTGTATGCTTACAAAGTAGTAATGGATGAATCAAACAATACTCCTGATGTAATCGACAGAAACCAATTAGTAGGTCAGATTTATATCCAACCAACTAAGACTGCTGAATTTGTTATCTTGAACTTTAATGTACAACCAACTGGCGCTACATTCCCTGGATAAGGGAGTGTAGTTGCTAATATTTATTAATAGCAATTTAAACACAACATAAAATGGCAGTATTAGACGCTAACGAAATAATGTTCACCGCGTTTGAACCAAAAGTTCAGAATCGCTTTATCATGTACATCGATGGTATTCCTGCGTACTTGATCAAAAGTGCAACTGCACCTGGATTCGAAGCTGGTGAAATTATTTTAGATCACATCAACGTTTACCGTAAAGTTAAGGGTAAAGTTAGATGGAACGATATGACTTTAAACTTATATGATCCTGTAACACCAAGTGGTGCTCAAGCTGTAATGGAATGGGCTCGTTTGGCACACGAATCAGTAACTGGCCGCGATGGTTATTCTGATTTCTATAAAAAAGATATTACATTAGATATTTTAGGTCCAGTAGGTGATATTGTTGGTGAGTGGATTGTTAAAGGTGCTTACGTTAAAACAGCCGCTTTCGGTGAATACGATTGGGCTAGTGAAGCAGCAATCAACTTATCAGTAACAATCGCTATGGATTACTGCGTATTGAACTTCTAATTCCTCCTTCATATTTCTTTTCTTAAGGACGTCTGCTTTGCAGACGTCTTTTTTTTTCGTATATTTATATATATAACAAATAAAAGTTTATGGCTGAATTAAAAATTCCAACTGAAACGGTTTCATTACCATCTAAAGGTTTACTGTATCCCGAAACATCACCATTATCTAAAGGTGAACTTGAAATGAAGTATATGACAGCTAAGGAAGAAGATATCCTTACTAATACTAACTTTATTCGTCAGGGCACAGTAATCGATAAATTATTACAAGCATTAATTGTTACACCTATTAATTACAACGAAATATTAGTTGGTGATAAAAACGCAATATTAGTTGCTGCTCGTGTATTAGGCTATGGTAAAGATTATAATTTCAAATATTATGATGGAGGTATAGAAAAAGAAGCAACTATTGATTTATCTAAATTAGAAGATAAACCACTAGATGAATCTTTGTATACAAAAGGTGTAAATGAATTTACATTTACTTTACCTAAATCAGGTAATACAGTAACATTCAAATTGTTAACACACGGTGATGAACAAAAGATAGATGCTGAAATTAAAGGTTTACAAAAAGTTAACCCAAATTCATCTACAGATGTTACTACACGTTTAAAACACATTATTACTTCAATTGAAGGTAAACGTGAATCAAAAGATATTCGTGATTTTGTTGATAATTACTTATTAGCACCTGATGCTAGAGCATTACGTGAATTTTATAACCAAGTATCTCCAGATATTAACTTAGTATATATCCCTGAAGATGATAGCTATACAGGGGAGGGTATAGCTATACCTATTTCACTTAGCTTTTTTTGGCCTGACTCCAGAATATAGATTAAATCTATTTAGACAAATACACGAAATAGTATTTAATGGTCAGGGTGGATATGACTGGAATACTATATACAATATGCCTATTTGGCTGCGTCGCTTTACATTTGAAACAATGCGTGAGCATTATGAAAAACAAAAAGAAGAAATGGAAAAGCAACAAAATATGCTTAAAAATAAATCTGGTAAAGAGGTATCAAAACCAAACATAGCTCCAAAACCAACATACACTGTTAAAGCGCCGAAAAAATAGGCGCTTTAAATATTTATATCCATGCGCACTGACTTTACACCTATACGATTTATGAATCCAACGCCGCAGGATGCAGCTAATGCACAAGCTATAGCTGATTCTGAGGCTAGAAGAAATGAAATTCTTACTGAACGTTTAGAATTACAACGTCAGTTATCTAAATTTGAAACTGATATTACTTCAAAAATTAATAAACGTATTCAATTAGAGGCTACATTAGCTGAAAATGTCAATGCAACTAAAGATCTTGAAAAACAGATTCTTAAAAATAAAGAAGCACAAGCTATTATAGATGCAAGAATTAAAGGTGTTACTGATGATAGAACTAAACAAGCTGCTAAATTAATTAGTCAATTAAAAAAGCAAATTGAATCTACTACTGATATTGGTAGACAAGAAGCATTATATAATAGATTAAGAAAATTATCTAATGTTGAAGGAGCATACCAATTATCTATTTTACAAGATCAACTAAATACTCTTCGAGAGGAAAATCAAGAATTAAATGATATTTTAGATACATCTAAACAATTAGATAGAAGTTTTTTTGGTATAACAGGTAAAATGGCCTCTATAGTTCCTGGAATGGGTAAGTTCTCCCAAGCATTCCAAGCGGCAGCTGTTGCTTCTAGAGCAGCTGGAGGTGGTATGAAAGGTTTACAAGCAGGATTTGCAGCTATGTATAAATTAGCATTACCTGCTATGTTTGCTGCTTTAGCACTTGAAGCAAATAAAGCTGATAAACAAATTATTGCACTTAATAAATCTTTAGTAATAACTAGGGGTGAAGCTTTTCTTATAAGAGAACAATTTGTTGAACAAAGTAGGGCTATATATGATACTGCTATTACAACAGATAAACTTTTAGATGCTCAATCTAAATTAAGTGATGCTTTAGGTATTACAAAAATATTTTCACAAGGTATTAATCAGGAATTTATTAATTTAACTCAAAAAGTTAAAATTAGTGAAGAGGCAGCTGTTGGATTGTCTAAAATAACTTTAGCAACAGGTAAAAATGCAAGACAAATTACTGTTAATACAGTTGGTGCTATTGAAAAAGTAAAACAAGAAACTAAACTACGTTTAGATAATAGAAAAATATTAGAACAAACAGGTAAGGTATCAGGTCAGTTATTAGCTAATTTTAAAGCAAATCCTGCTGCAATAGCAGAAGCAATAGCTAAAACACAAGCCTTAGGTACTACACTTGAGCAAACTAAAGCTCAAGCTGAATCGCTTTTAAATTTTGAAACATCAATTGAAAATGAATTAAAAGCTGAATTAATAACTGGTAAACAGATTAATTTAGAGAGAGCAAGAATGGCTGCTTTGATGGGTGATCAAAAAACAGTAGCAGAAGAATTATCTAAACAAGCTGTTGATTTCAATACATTCTCAGAAATGAATGTAATTGCTCAAAAATCATTAGCTGAAGCATTAGGCACATCTGCAGATGCTCTTTCAGACCAGTTATTTAAACAACAATATTTAAATAAATCAAGAGAGGAAATATTAGCTATTGGTGGTAAAGAAGCTCTTGAAAGAATGGAACAACTAACAGCACAAGAGAAATTTAATAATGCTGTAGATAAATTAAAAGATTTATTAGGTAATTTAGTAGCAGGTCCTTTAGGATTAATGTTAAGCTTATTATCTGATGCTTTACAAATAGTAACATTAATAGGAGCTCCATTTAGATTAATTGGAGATGTAATTAATAGTTTGTTAGGTCCTGCTAGTTCACTTGGAGCAATACTTAAAGGAGTATTATTTACTACTATTGGTATTATGACCTTTTTAAATCCAGTTAAGGGATTATTAAGTTTAGCTGTATTAGGTGGTGCTATATTAGGTGTTGAAGCATTAATGGGTAAATCTAAAAAACAAGAAGAATTTGCTGATGGTGGTATCGTATTAAGTGAAATTAATAATGCTACTGTTGGTGAAGCTGGTCCTGAAGCTATTATACCATTAAATTCACCAAAAGCTGATAAAATGCTTAATGGTGGAAGCAGTATTGATTTAACTCCAATGATTGCTGCTATAAATGAAGTTAAAGCAGCTGTTAATAATTTAGCATCACGTCCTGCTGTGGCTTATATACAAGGTAAAGATGCCTTTTCAAAAGAAGTAAGCACCACATCAGTACAAAATACATATAAATTCGCATAACCATTAAATATTTATACCAAACATTAAATAAGAATAACCATGAGTTTAATTAACAAATTAAGTACACAAGGCACATTAAGTTTAAGAGGTGCACAACCTGCAAACTTTGGTGTTAACCCAGTTCCACCTAACTCTTTACACAATTTGTACTCAGTATATGGTCAGCCTGATGTAACTTGGAGATTAATTAATAGAAATCTTCCAAATAAACCTCAACCATCAAAGATGGATGAATTAGATCCAATGGCTCCAAACTTAACACCTGTTGGTGTAGTATCACAAGTGTACAAATCAAGTACCGGTCGTAGATACAAAGATTTAGGACCAGCTGGAGGACGCTATTAATATAAATTAAATGCCGTTACTTGACTTAAAAACCAACTTAAAATCACTTAAGTATGGACAAGATCAGTTAGGCGGAGGGAATAGCGGACAACCCTACATTAAAACTGATATCAATAAAGCCGACCCAGGCATTGCTTTTGATGGTGGTTTAATTAGAGGGGGAATTATAGGTGCCGCTAAAGCTTCACTAAATGATACTATCCGTATTGGGAAATTTCTTACTGATTTACCTAAAGGTCCATTATGGATAGTAAAGCAAGTAGGGTTACAATTATCAAATCCACGTTTAGAAACTAGAAGAGGACTTGCTGGAGTTACTAATGCCTTTTCTGGTGATTTTGGATCATTAACTAATGGCTTACTACAGCCAACTAGAATATATAATTTAGGACTTAATACTTTAGCTCAAGTACCTGTTAATTTTTTAGGTGTACATTTTAATAGACATGGTATTTTACCTGTGCAAGATGATAATACTAAGTATTTAGCAGTTGCACAAGCAAATAATCAAAATACAAAATTTACTGGAGCTGGTTTACCTAGAACTAGCACAAATAGATTAGTTCAAAAGGCAATAAATTTATTGCCTAAACAAAGCCCATTAGCAAATACTCCTTTAAACGCAATTCAAACATTTTTATCTCGTCTACCATTTATATCGACTTTTATTAAGCCGCAACAACAAATGATAGATGAGTATACCGCAGGTCCTGGATCTGTATATGGTGTTGGAAAGACATTCATAAGAAGATATGTATATTCTACACCTCAAGATGATGTTTCTTTAAAACTTATAAACAAATATCCAAGACAAGCAAGAGGAGTAGTTAGTTATACTAATGCTTTAGGTGTATCTAAAGACTATTTTAATCCTTTTCAAATAAATTCAGTAAATAATATTTCCAATAATGGAAATACAGTTACACCACCAACCCCTCCAGTTAAGTATACTTCAAACAATGCTATTGCTAAGTATACTCAGCTAAAAACACAATTAGAGAGACAACAACAATCTGGATCTGTGTTTACTTTTAATCCTTTTAAAAATACTAATTTAGGAGTAGGAGCAGGATTGTTTGGTGGAGGTGATTTATATAATGGTAATATTAGTGGTTATACTAACAACGTTATTACTTATAAAAATGGTATAGATAAACCTATTGCTATTAAGTTAGGTAGAAATGTTAATGGTACCTGGAAAAATGCTAATCGTGAAGTTAGAGTAGGTAGTGGAAGAAGAGATCAGATTAACTTAACTCCTATATTTTCATATGGAGCAGGTACAGTAGGTGATAAACTAAAAATAGGAGATAATACTTATAATATAAATGATTTAGTTAAATTTAGAATACAAGCATTAGATGGTGATAACCCAACACTTGCTAATTGGATGATATTTAGAGCATATCTTACCCAATTGTCAGATAATGTGGATGCTCAATGGAATGATATTAAATATGCAGGACGTGGTGAAAACTTTTATATATACAATGGTTTTAGTCGTAAAATGCAAGTTGGCTTTAAAGTAGCAGCATTATCAGAACAAGAAATGAAACCAATGTATCAGAAATTAAATTATCTAATGAGTAATTTGATGCCTGATTATAAAAATAATATAATGAGAGGCCCATTAGTAAGAATGACTATTGGAAACTGGATAGATGGCCAAACTTGTGTATTAAATTCATTATCTTATAATGTACCTCAAGATTCACCTTGGGAAATTGCCCTAAGCGAACCAGCAGGAGATGGATTATTAATATTACCTCACATTATAGAGGTAAATATGGCATTTACTCCTATTGGTTCTCAAACTAGAGGCGCTAACTTAATTTCTCAGAAATCTAATTTGGTATCTAATATTGCTCAAAATATAAATGATTATCAATATATAACAGGTAGCATAAACACTGCTGTACCAACATTATAATATGGAAAGATATGATAACCCAATAGTGCTAAAAACGGAATTTACAAACCGTCCTTATTTTAAAGGTAAGTATTATCCAAATATACCTTTATCTGAAAGCGATGTGTATGTAATCACTACAGCTGGGGATAGATTAGATTCATTAGCTTATTCATATTATAAAGATGCTACTCTATGGTGGGTTATAGCAATGGCTAATAACAATGCTACTAATGGAAAATTATACCCAGAACCAGGTACACAATTAAGAATACCAACTGATTTAAACTATGTTTTAGATTTATATAACCAGTTCAATCAAGCTAGATAAATGTTATGTCAATATTTAAAAGTACATTTTCTCCGACCGTTCAAGAGCAGTTAAGGCGCCGTCAGGGTGCGATGATAAGTCGTACTCCTCAAAATATCCAATACATTAATTCACGTAATGCTTGGATTAGAATGTCGTCAAGTGTAAACGTAAACGGATCAAACGAATTAGCAAAACGTTATGTTTTGCAGGGAGGTACTTTAAATGATATAACAGCAACTTCAATTACAGGTAATTTAAAATCAGGAGTAGGCAATGATTTTAGTGGTGCTTACAGTACTAAAAGTCCTTTTGGTAAAAATAATTACCAAAGAGGTATTAGACCAATGCCTGGTATCACTTCAATTGATATAAAATCAAAATCAGCATATGGTTCATTAAGAGAAGTAGTAGTAAACTTCCAATGTTGGGATATCCAACAATTAGAAGATCTTGAAGTATTATATATGCGCCCAGGCTATACTGCACTTGTAGAATGGGGATGGTTACCTTATTTAGACAATGGGGGTAACTATAAATCTACCTTTATAGACTATTATGATATTATAAATAAACCAGCAACAAATAGAACAGTATTATTTAAAGAATTATATGAAAAATCTGTAAAATATTATGGTAACTATGATGCAATGTTTGGTTATATTAAAAATTATCAATGGTCAGCTAGACCAGATGGAGGATATGATTGTAGCACAACAATAATTTCTACAGGTGAAATAATTGAATCATTAAAGATAAACTATATTTTACCAACTAAAGTAGAAAAACCAGATCAAGGTTTATTAACAAAAGATTTTGCAAGACCAGGTGATACAACTGAGTGGATTAATGCTTATAAAAAAAATATACTAGCTGGTGTTTGGGCTGAGGCTCTTTATAAAATTAAAGAACAAGGATCTCAAGTACCAGATAGTTCTATTTTAAAAGGTAAAGTTATAGCATTAGAAATTCCTTATGCTAAAAACACTACTAGTACTAATACAAATAGTATTTCAAATGGTAACTGGCAATCATACATTACATTAGAAGGTGTATTTGATGTTTTAAATAAACACATTATAGCAAGGTCTAAATCAATAAATGGAGAATTAGGAGAACCATTAGTATCTATGTCCGTTTATTATACTGATCCTGATGGAAGTAAAAATGATCCTTTATTGTGTGTAGCTCACCCATTACAAATATCAGTTGATCCTAGTATATGTTTAATTAAAAGTCCATTATGGTATAACCAAGATGGCCAATCTGAAGTTATTACTACAGCAGCTGCTGGAGTTGCTGCAGACATTAATTTCCAAACAGCTGAAAAAGCGTTTGCTTTAATTAAAGAAGGATATGATGACTTTTTTGGAACAGCTGAAAATACTCTTGCAAGCGGTATTAAATTAATTACAAATCAAGAAATTTTTGCTATTGTTGAGTCGTTAATTGCTCAAAAAGGATCTTACAAAAATTTAGAAGATGTACTTAATGGAGAACTAGGAGCTAATGATGGTGATGTAGCTAAGGAAATAAAAAATGATCTAGAAAAAATTGGAGGAATAAAAGTAAATGTTATTCTAGAACCAGAAAGTGCTAGAGCAGGAGGTGGACTTACTAATAATGTAGAAAGTATTACTATTGTTTCTAATATTAACGTAGCATCAAATGCTAATGTAGGAGTAGCACAAGCAACAATTGTTAAAAAAGCAACTCAAGCAATAGACAATCTTGAATTTATAAAAAATTTACCATTAGACTTTTTTTATGATAGTCCTTATAGTGAATTAGGTATTATTAAAAATATATACATAAATGTTGATTTTCTTTACCAACAGGCCCTAAGTGTAGGACTAGAATCAGCGGATAATAAAGAAAAAAATGAGATTAGTTTATATAACTATGTTAAAAATGTTATACGTGCTGTTCAAACAGCAATAGGTAATATTAATAACTTTGAAATACACGTTGATCCAATTAACAATAATGTAGGTAGAGTAATAGATATTAACTTTACAGAACCTGATAAAAATGTCTATGGCAAACTATTTGAATTACAAATACATAATTTATCATCTGTAGTAAGAAACTACTCTTTACAATCTCAAATATTCCCAGAACAATCATCTATTATTGCTATCGGCTCACAAGCTAAAGGAGGTCAATTAGGTATGCAGAATAATACTATGATTGATTTTAATAGAAATCTAATAGATAGAATTATTCCTGAAAAAGTAGATAGTCAAGGGAGTGAATTAAAAATAGAAAACAATACTACTAATATTACTAATGGATTAGCACAAATAATTGATGCATTTGCTGCTTTTAAAAATCCAGCTACAACATCTGATAATAAAGTAAGTTATGATGATTTAGTAACAGATGCAAAAAATGCTTTAAGAGATGTAATTGTATATTTCCAATCAGTTACAAAATCATCCGGTAGTAACAGAAACCTTATTCCAACTAAATTTTCATGTGATATGGATGGTATTGGAGGTTTAGTTATTGGTCATATGTTTAAACTACCTAAAAATGTATTACCTAAAGGCTATAGAGGAGAAGGAGCAGGTGTTCAGTTAGGCAATACTATTACCTCTATTGCTCATACAATTTCAAATGGCGATTGGGTAACTAAAATAGATTCATTAAATATAGTACTAGATGACGGAACTAATACAGTACCTTTTAGTAAAGTACTATTAGAAAAAATAATAGCTAAATCTTTAAATCTACCAGGAGCGAATGATAATAGTATTCCTTCGGCTTTAGATCAACCAAATGCAGCAAATTTAAAAAAGAATTTAGAAGATAATAACATAGCTACTGTAAAAGGTAATGAATTAAGTAACGGAGGTGAGATAACTCAAGGTATTGCTGGTTCAGCTTTTGCTGTTTTAGCAACAATAAAAGATAGACATTCTGACATTACTTTAACAGTAACAGCAGGTAATGATGCTTTTCATCAAGGACAAGCAGGATTTAGTAATCACAAAATTGGCAAAGCAGTAGACTTTACAATATCTCCTGCAACTGCAGAAAACCAGGCTAAAGTAGAAGCAATATTGCTTGAATATCAAAAGTCAGTTGGTGGAGCCCCTCTTCCTACATTTAGATATATAAATGAATATAAAACAGCAACTAGAAATTCAACAGGTGGACACTTCCATATTTCATGGGATGTAGATACAGAAGGAGCATAATTATGAGAGTACCAGCAAACGTCATAGAAAAAGGTAAATATACATCAGGTGGAGAATTTGTTTATAAAACAAACCAAACACCTTATAAAGGGTATTATTATATACTTAGTAATCGCTTTTTTGCAGGTAAAGAATATAGCGCTGATGCTCAAGAAATAATTCAGATTAAAGAATCAAACACATTGCTATATAGATTAGCAACAGCTGCATTCAGTCTAGCATCAGGAATAACATCACAAAGTTTAAGACAAAAACCAGTACCATCACTTCAAACTAATATTGAAGGTACTCCTACTCCTATAAGATATTTTTCAAGAAAAGTAAATATTAAACCAATTACAATAAAGGAAATAAGTAAAGAAACTTATGATTCGTTACAAGGAGATTCTTTATATCAAACTACTTTTGTAGGACCAAATCAAAGCATAGACCAAGCAGAAAAACAAATGCCTGGTTTAAAAACTTTTTTGGAAAGCTAAGATTTTGATCTTAGATTTAAGGATAAAGGTTATGAAATATGTTTTACATTATAGAAAGGTCATCTCAATTACCTGCTAAATTTGAGGATTGTTTTGTTAGGTTCATTCCTAAAAACAATAATTTTCACCCTGCATTAACTGAACTAAGTTTAGTTTATATCCGTCCTCTTAATGATAAGAAAGGATATATCTTATGTCTTGATCATACTGAATCATTTGGTATTGATAAGATAGAGGTACTTGACTGGTTACTTAGCCATACAGGTAAATTATGGGTGCTAGATAAAAAAGAAGCGCTACATTGGATGTATCCGCTATCAGATAAATTATTCGATATTAACTTTATTACTTTCGTTGACACAACCGATGTTAGCACTAGGTGTACTGATTATTACTACCGTCAGTACCCTAGTATGCCTAACATTAATTGTTTGATTCCAATTAGTAAACACTATGAGGAATGCGAAGCAATATTTGATAAATCATTGCCTATAATTAATAAATACAAATTAACCGATACACAGTTTCAATTTAATAATTTCAGAACAACTGATGTATTTTATCATATTGAAAAAAATGGTGTTAAAGCAGATAAAAACTGCTATATAGAATACTATAAAGACAAATTAACTAATCCCGAATATAATCTATATAAGGGCAAATTATATACTCAATATAATTTATATACAACCACTTCACGCCCATCTAATACATTTAATAACATTAATTTTGCTGCGTTAAATAAAGATAATGGTGAGCGTAAATGTTATAAACCCGAATTTGATAAGTTTGTTGAATTGGATTTCCAGGGTTACCATCCACGATTAATTGGTGAAATGGTTGAATGGCATTTTCCTAATGATAAAAACACATACGAATTATTAGGTCAATTGTTAGGTGTAACACAGCAAGAGGCTAAAGAATTAACATTCAAACAGTTGTATGGTGGTGTGTGGGATGAATACAAATACAAACCATTCTTTAAAGAAGTTGATATGTTTATTGATGATATGTGGGATACGTATCAATATGGTGGTAGATATGATACTGAAAATAAAACATTCACATCTGATGCTGATATTAATAGAAATAAATTATTTAACTATATTGTTCAAAGTAAAGAAACGTCTACTAACGTTGAATTATTAGAATTAGTATTAAATTATTTAGAGGATAAAAAAACTAAATTAGTATTATACACATATGATGCCTTCTTATTCGATTACTGCGCAGAAGACGGTGAGATATTCGCAGATATCGCGCAGATTTTACAATACCCCGTAAGCATCAAACAGGGTAACACATATCATGGTTTGAAAAAAATATAAATATTTATGACGGACAACATATTTTACGACTTGAATAAACTATTCTGCACATTTACTGCAAAGGACGAGCTGGAAAGCGTTGTAGCTACAATTAATCGTCGCTATTCAATATTATATAATAAGATATTCATTCTTGAATCGCCACAGAGCGAAGAATTGATGTGTACTTATAATATTGATATGGGGAACGTTTCTGAAGCTCCGCTACCTAATACAATATTATTGCATCGTAAAAAAGAATCAAACACGTTATATACAATTAATG